TCAGGGCATGCAGATGCATAGACGCTGATGTTTCTTCAGCATTTTAAAGTAGGGAAGAACAGCGTCATTAAGGCGGAGTTCTTTATGACCATCCGGGTAGTGCCAGACCTCGATATATTTCCCGATAGCCCTGCGGCTTAACTCATTATATTCAATCAGATAAAGCACTTTGTCATACTGCACCGTCAGGGATTTTGAAACACGGCGCGGTTCCCGCCATGTGAAAAACGCTGCCAGGTCATCGTCAGTTTCAAGTGGCCGGTGAACATCAAAGTCATGCCGGGGCGCTTTCGCAAAGCGCCGGTTGTAATCAGCCATAAACTCATCAGCAAAATCATTGGCTGCATCCACAGAAGAAATTCCCTTGAGACGGAGCTCCTTTACCAGGCGATCCAGAAGCGTCAGATGGGCACGTTCCACGCGGCCTTTGGCTGAGCTGGTATTGGCGCAGATAGTCTGGATATTCAGCTCATGCATCGCACGGCCAAACTGGGTATAGCCGTCACCACCGGTTGCGTTTTTATTGTTGATTCTGAAGACGCTGGCTTTGTCACTGTACAATGCCAGTGGTTTGCCATGCTTTTCCAGATAGCCCCTGGTGGCCTCAAAATAGGTGAAGGTCAATTCCGATTTCACAAATCGAAGCTGCATCAGACGGCTTGTTGCATCATCGGTGTAGACCAGTGCGGTACAGGCGGGCGCAAGGTTTTCGAACCAGTGATGGTCGCAGCCAACAATCTGGATCAGTTCGCCGCAGCAAGCCCGGCGATAACGTGGCTACTGAATTTTCGGCGCACGTTGTTTGCGAGGGAGCCAGCGACCGGCTTTGACCATGAGTGAACGGACAATCTCTTTGGACAGGTGAACATCGTGCAGTTCTGCGAGATTCTCACACGCCAGCGTCGGCCCAAAGTCGGTATAGCGCTCGCGGATAATACTGAGCGCGTACTGTGCAAGGCCATCAGGCAGCTGGTTATTGCTGGGTTTTTCACGACGGCGGTTAGCCATACCAGGCGGGCCAGATTCATGGTAACGCAACAAAAGGCGTCGGCACTGGCGGTCGGAAATACCCAGACGCTGCGCGGCCATCGGAGTAGTCAGCCGCCGGTCAACAACGTCTTGAATGATTTTGAGTCGGTTGACTTCATCTAAAGTAAAAATGCCGCTGCATGATCCGTCATCAGAATCCTTTGATGGGGACTTATCCATGCCCAGACGTCACAACTTAACTAGTACGACATTGGTGCGCATAATGTACGACTCGTTATGTTGAAAAGGCCGCTGCGAAAATCGAATCCCGCAGCGGCCTCTTTAGCATAACGTCATTGTGCGAACCAATTTATATAGAAATGAAAAACTCCTCTTCATTTCTTCTTTTATAATTGTCATCCCATATGAGTTTTATTCGGTATTTAGTTTTACTTCCAAAGCTTATTCCCGCTAAAATTTCAATTCCATGTTGCGGGTGTAATACCTCATATGGAAATTTATCTTCTACATCATGCATTGAAAGATATTCATTTCCATCGTTATCAGGGAAATGAATCTCTATATTTTTAGCCTCAACTCTCCCTCTATTAAATATCTTGAGCCTATAGTTGTTTTTGGCTATTTTTACGAGGCGAGCACCAAGCTCAGCTTTCATCTCATTAATTGCTGACTTTGTTTCTTTTTCCAGAAGCAACTTACGTAACCTGTCTTGCTCATCCTTTATAACCTTTTGTTCTCTATCGCTTTTTCTCGATTTCATTTCTGACGATATGATAGTGTAAATCGATACTACAAGCGCAGCTAAAGCGATGGCATCACTTGTTGTCATTATTTGATCCTTATATTCTTACTTCCCTTAAATGCCTTTTTGAGCATGTCGTTAAACTGTTTTTGAATGTCTTTTGTTAACTCTTCTTTTATTTCATCTACATGAGCGTCAATACTCACCCCGTTTTCTTGGATTAACTCATCATTAGTAAATTCTTTCCCGCAGCCTACACATCTAACGACTTCAGACTCTTCCTCGTGTTCCATCTCTGTATTTCCGCACACAGGACATAGCAGGGTAATGTTTCTATTGTATTTCTCAGGATTCAGTTTCATATGTTTCCTCTCTTCTACGTTTTATTGATTACCAGTAATATGAATTTCTTCTGTGCCACCAATAAAGCAGGCCATATCCGACAATAAGAATCCCGAAGAACATCAGAGACATTCCCCAGCCAGTTCCATACCACGAAGCCATATCATCGAAAACCAGCCCACCCGTTTCACGAACTCCGGCAGCTTCCTTAAGAATTGGCTTGAATACCGGAATCAGAAGGGCGATCGCCAGTGGAGCACCCCAGCGAATAAGGCCAGTTTCCATTTTGATCCCGAAAAAGATCCCCGCACCGACAACAAGCAGCCAGACTATCAGGCCAGGCGCAGTTTCCAGTGCTGTTTGCCATTCAACATCGAAAGTTTTCATTAGCCAGGCAACAACTGCCAGACAGAAAGCAAATACGCCTACAACAACCAGTTCAACGCCGCTTGTTTCGTTATTTCTACTCATCCTTTTGATCCTTTGTTGCTGTTCAAAATCCGCACAATAAAGAACGTGCAGTGTAGGTAATACTGCACGTTTGTACCATTCGTGGTACTTAATCCTTTTGTTTGGCAGACATGAGATCTTCTGCTGCATCTTTAGAGTAGTTATCAATCAGATAACCTAAAATCTCTGTCCATGTAATTGTTTTTCCTAGTTTTACACTGGCATTTATAGCCAGTCGTTCTAGTTTCATTTTTCTTTCTTCCGTCACGTTATAAGTCGTGCGCTTTGCCATTTTTTACGCTCGTTCAATGCAATATTTGAAGTGAGTATACATGCTCATGAACTCATATCATCCAATCCTCTTGAACTCACTAGCTCACTGGTGTAATGTTAAAACACTAATGAACTACTGAACTCATGTGTTAGTAAGTCGTCATTTTTGTAATTTTGAGGATTTATTCGTGATCGATTGGCTTACCGGGATTTTCCCTTGCACACACAAACCGCTTCCGGCGGGGAGTGTTGTCAGCGTTGATGCTGACGGTGCAATTGAGTGGGAAACCGTTAAGCGACTGACTGTTCGCGGTTCGCATGAAGCAACGATGAAAGTACGATCGATAGGATCTAATGGCGAAGGTAAAGCGACACATTTGTACATTGATGGTAATCCTTCCAAGTTTCTGCAGGGGCATTCTGTTGTTGGGTCGGATGATATACAAGGGCTCATGTTGACGGTCTATGCCAGGATTTTATCCTTATTGAATATTCCTCATGATTTAGCGTCTTATAAAGCCGTTATGGCAGGTCAGTATAAAATTTCACGTATTGACATTAATTACATGTATTCATTATCTACGCTGGAAAATGTCAGATCATGGCTTTATGCCGCCGAATTTAAAGCTAAAACACGCCATGGTCGCGCATGTGGGAAAGGCGGTACAGTTTATTTAGGTAAAAACTCCCGTCGATGGAGTCTGAAATTTTATTCAAAATATGATGAACACGTTTCTGGTAAAAAAGGGCACCAGATAGCCGAAGAGTTTGTACGAGCCGGGTTACTGGACTGGACGAAAGATAAATTACGTATTGAATTAACATTAAGAACAACTGAGCTTATTGATTTAAATTTAACGCTTGGCGCTAACTGGAATATGAAAACACCACGTCAATTATTCTCTGAATATGTAGGGAGAATAGAAATGAATCAGAATGCTATTTTAAGTGATGAAAAAATAACGAAACTGCCAAGAAAAATACAGTCAACTTATTTACTTTGGAAACAAGGGGCTAACATGAAAGAAATGTTACCTCATAATACTTTTTATCGCCATAGAAGAGAATTGCTTTCGTTCGGTATCGATATTAATTTCTATTGTGATTCACCAGACTCTAATAACGTTGTTCCGCTAATAAGAACGCTGGAAGCCAAGCCAGCGGAAATCCCCTTATGGATTTATGAGAAAGGTTTTATTTTCGATTACAACCGTATTTCGCACGCCAGTAGCTGGCATTAAAGGAAAGTAATATGTCTAATTATGGTCTTTTCGTTAAGGGTAAAATGTTGGGAGCCCGCCAACGTAATAAAGTTAATGGTCAGGGCTATTATAATGAAATTGGTATTGGCCTTGAAATACCTGATGGTTTTGGTGGTACAAAGCAGGATCAAATTATTATTCGAGTTTCTCAGGCTCTCGTTAACGCAGGTCTAATGAACCAGGCGAATGCTTTCATTGGGAAATTAGTTCAAATTCCTGTCTATGTCCGTGCGTGGTCAATGGAGGGTAGGGAAGGTGTAACTTATAATGTTGCTTCCGATGGTGGCATCGCAGAGATCAAAGGTTAAATATGGACGATGTTATTCAAATTTTGATAGCGTCTGGCATCGTTATTTCTTTTGGCCTCGGCGCGATTACTGCGGGGGTCTTTCGTTAATGTATATCGTTTATTTCTTCGGGGCTTATACCTTTGGTTTTGCCCTTTTCTATGCGGTCGGTTCATTTAAATCATTTTCTGACCGATTAATGTAACCTTAATGGAGTTATTCCTATGAAAATTCTGTCTACTGTTAAATATAAAATTGCTCTGGCTTCAACTGCGCTTTTTATTTCTGCAAGTTCTTTTGCGGCTGAAGGCGCTACAGGTGGTACTGATTATGCAGGTCAGGCAATGGATGCTTTGTTGACTCAGGCAAATGATCTCATTGGTAAAGTATGGCCTGTTGTTGTTGCTGTGGTTGGCGCTGGGCTTGCCATTCGTATTTTCAAAAAATTCTCTTCAAAAGCGGTTTGAATTTCACTCAGGGGCACTCGTTGCCCCTTTATTAAAGCGGGTTACTATGAGAAGGAAAATATTAATTCTTTCCGCTGTCCTCATTTCTCCTTTTTCACATGCTGAGTCATGGGAAAGCATTACTAAATCCACTTATCAAAGTTCTGCCTATGCTGAAAGTAAGCAAATAACCAATCAGGATGGCTCTAAGATAACGGTTTACTATATTGATGCTGCTATGCAGGCCTCCGCTTGTCAGGGTGCTAAATCCAGTGCTCAGAGTGTATTTACTCGGATTAAACCAACTTATGAGGGTATCTGGCCTGATTCTGAATTCCGTCTTGTTTTTACTGGCGATTGTACTTACAGCGATTCACCAGGGCAGAAGGATAAATATTGGTCTTTAACGGCTTATATTGTTGGTAATATTCAGCGTTCTGTTCCTGATGAAAAACCTACTGACCCGACACCAGAAGAAATTTGTGAAGCGAAGCCGCCAGAAGAAGGTGTATTTAATAATGTTGATTCATATGATGGTGGTCGCTATATCTACTATAACGGCTGTGAATATGAGGCTACTGGTGTCATTGTTTGTCAGGGTGATGGTACTGTTTGCGCTGCAACATGGAAGCCTACAGGTGCTGTAGCTGACCCCTCTGATAAACCCTCAACCCCCCAAAATGGTGGTGGTGAGTCTGGCGGTGGTGAGTCCGGTGGCGGTAGTTCTGGCGGTAGTTCTGGCGGTAGTTCTGGCGGTAGTTCTGGCGGTGGCTCTAGTGGTTCCAGTCTTTCTAAAGGTGATATTCAGTCTGCGATCGAAGGTGCTTCACCCAAAATAGCCAGCGATATTCATGATAAATTAACGGAGAAAGACACTTCATCAGATGATAAAAAAAATGCCGATGAACAAACCAGGAATAATATAAATCGTCTTGACGATTCCATTAACAATCTTACGCGGGGGGCTGGCCGTTTTGCTGACCCTTCAGGTGGTGATTCTCGTTATGGAAAGGGCGACTCTGAATTAGATGGCGCTTCTACTTTAGCTGATTCTGAATTGGGAATTGAAAAGGATTCTCACGGTGCTTTATGGGAAGCATTTTTAAATAAAGGTGCTATGCTGCCTAATTTACCCAATGGTAACGGCTGCTCTGATTTTATTATTTTTCCCGGAGAGGTTTATCAGATTGATATTGGTTGCGATAAATTACTGACTATTAAAGATGTTCTTTCATGGGTTTTTTATTGCCTTACGTTCTGGTATGTCTTTACTTCTTTAACTTCATTGCTTCGCAAAGGGGGTGAGTGATGCCTTTATTATTAGGTATTCCTGCATTGTTGCGTTTTCTTATTGGTCTTGTTCCTTTGTTTATTGGCTATGTGGCGAGTTTTTTAGCTCGACTTGCTACCAGAACAGGATTAATCGCCTTTGCATTGGTCGCATTAATTACAACAACTGTTACGCTTTTAATGCAGTACCTTGCTGAGGTCATGTACAACGGTTTACCTGCTGATTTCTCCCATTTAATGGCGTCTGTACTGCCTGACCATTTTCAGGCGTGTGTTAACGTTATTATGGTTACTCGTATCAGTGTTTTTGTTTTCGATTTAAAACAAAAATTTCTTGATTATGCAAACAGGGTGATTTAAATGGCGGTTTATGTAGTAACAGGCAAATTAGGCTCAGGCAAGACACTTGTTAGTGTTTCCAGAATACAGGAAAGACTTGCTAAGGGTTGTCCTGTTGCCACTAATCTTGATCTTAAATTGCATAATATGCCTATGGTTGGGCGTTATGCGAAAAAAACGCGCGTTATTCGCATTCCTGACAAGCCTTCATTAAATGATTTACTTGCTATTGGTATTGGGAATACATCTTACGATGAATCCCGTAATGGCCTCCTTGTACTTGATGAATGTGGTACTTGGTTTAATTCCCGCTCATGGGGTGATAAAGACAGACAACCTGTTATTGACTGGTTTTTACATGCCAGAAAATTAGGCTGGGATATTATATTTTTGATTCAGGATATTTCGATAATGGATAAGCAAGCTCGTCTGGCGCTTGCTGAGCATGTTGTTTATTGTCGCCGTTCAGATAAATTAAACATTCCTTTTGTTGGCTCCATTATGAATTTGGTTTCAGGAGCGAGATTTTCTTTACCAAAGGTACACTTTGGCATTGTCAAATATGGTGATAATGTTAATTCAATCACTGTTGATAAATGGATATATACAGGAAAATCTCTTTATTCTGCTTACAATACCAAACAAGCGTTCACAGATAATTATCCTCATGGCGCATTTTCGCTTTTGCCACCATTTATCACGCACGGTCAATTTTCTGTTCACAGAGGATTTAATTATTATATGCGCCTCACTAAAATTTATTTTCGCAAATCGAACCGTCTTATATTAATGCTTTCTTTTTTGGCGCTGGGGCTTGCGTTTGGTTTCTGGCTCCAGTCTGGAAAGAATGTTGATGAAATCTCAGCTATTAAATCTGCTTATGCTGAACAGGCGAGGGCGGTAACGCCTGATTCGTCCAGTGACTTACCCCGACTTTCTATTAATTCTTTTTCACAACTTGGCTTTGACGTTTCCGTTACGTTTGTTGATGCAAAAGGTATGAAATATCAGTATTTTGATTTGATTAAAGATGGTTATTCCGTTGATATTAAAGATGCCTGTCGTGTTGTTATTAGAAAAGGCCGTTATTTACAGACTGTTACCTGTCAGGAGTAATATTATTATGCGCTCTGTTATTGTTGCTTTTTTATTTGCCTATTCATTCTGCGTTTCTGCTGAAACTGTTAATTTAAATAATTCATCTGTTCGCTCATTTGTTCAGTGGTATTCTTCAAAAACTGGCAAGCCTGTTATTGTTAATCCTGATATTAAAGGAAACGTAACCGTATTTAATGCTGATGTTAATCCAACAAATATTGATGATTTCTTTAAGTCTGTTCTGAATGCTAACGGTTTTGTCATGCTTTCTGGCAATCCTGCGGTAGTCTCTTTGCCGTCTAAATTACCTTCACAGATGGTTTCGGATTCCGATGATTCTGATAACCAGTCTTATGATACTTTTCCTTCTGAGCCATCTTACCAGCCAGTACCTGTGGCGCTTACGGTCAGAAATTTTAAGCTGACAAAAGTTAGATCGTCCGATGTTCAGCAACTGATTAAAATTTATCTTGATTCTAATGGTGGTGGTAATGTCGTGGATTATCCAGGCAATAACTCGCTGATTGTTTCTGCGCCTGACGAGCTGCTGCCGGTTCTGTCCGATTTTATCAATTCTGTGGATGTTGCCCGCGATCAGGTTCTCATTCAGTCGCTGATGTTTGAAACCAGCTTGTCTGATGGCGTTGATTTATCGTTTGCGGCAGGTTCTGCATCCGGTCATAAGGTTGCGGGGGGCTTTAATACTTCTGCACTGGGTAGCGCTCTTTCTACGGCGGGCGGTTCTTTTGGTATTTTTGATGGTAACGTGTTGGCGCTGTCTCTGCGTGCTGTCCAGAGTAATTCACGCTCTAAGGTGATTTCAACGCCGCGTATTCTTACTCAGTCTGGTCAGACTGGTTACATTTCCGTAGGTAAGAATGTGCCGTTTATCACCGGAAAGGTAACGGGCGAATCTGCCGGGGTAAATAATCCGTTTCAGACTATCGAGCGTCATGATGTTGGCGTTTCTCTCAAGGTAACGCCTGTTGTCATGGGTAACGGGCAACTAGTTCTGACTATCGACACTCGCGCTGATTCAATCAGCAATGATGATCAGGCATCCGATATTATTACTAATCAGCGCCAGATTCAGACGACAGTCCAGATTAAGGATGGTCAGACGTTGTTATTGGGGGGGCTTATCGATTCATCGTTCAGCAATGCCGAGCGTTCAGTTCCAGTTATAAGTAAAATTCCTCTTATAGGCTGGATTTTCAGTAGCAAGGCAGACAGCAATGAACAGCGTATTATGTATATTTTGCTTACAGCACATATCATTCGTCCACTTTGA